TCAGGCACACCATCGTCTGGAGGCGGATACTAAGAAATGATACAAACTGGTTTTGAGAAACGAGTACAGGTTCAGCAGATACTAGCGAATCAACTCCCTGACTTCATTCGGGCAGAGAGTCCAAAGACGCTTGACTTCTTAAAACAGTATTACATCTCTCAAGAGCATCAATCAGGTGTTACAGATCTTGTAGACAACCTTGATCAGTACATAAAACTCGATAATTTGACTCCAGAGGTAATATCTGGTAAAACTACATTATATTCAGGCATATCATCCTCTACAGACAGTGTACAAGTTTATTCAACTAAGGGATTTCCCTCTCAATATGGATTATTCAAAATTGGTGATGAAATATGCACTTATACTGGGATTAATACTAACACCTTCACAGGTGTTATTAGGGGTTTTAGTGGTATTTCGAGTTACAGAACAAATCTTGATTCGGAAGAACTACTTTTTGAAGAAACAAACCAAGTAGAGCATGAAGCAGGTAGTGATGTTGTTAATTTAAGTGTTAATTTCCTTAAAGAGTTCTATAGAAAGATAAAATATACTTTTACACCAGGTTTAGAGAATGTTGATTTTGTAGAAGATCTTGATGTAAATAATTTTATTAAAGAAGCAAGATCATTCTACGAAGCGAAGGGAACTGAAGAGTCATTCAAGATTTTATTTAAAGTATTATTTGGTGAAGTTCCGAAAGTTATAGATTTGGAGCAGTATTTACCAAAACCATCTTCAGCAGAGTTTTTAAGAAGAGAAATTGTTGTTGCAGAAAGAATTTCTGGAGATCCTGATAAATTAGTTGGTCAAACAATTAAAAAATCATCAGACTTAGATACACAGGCATCAGTTTCAGAGGTTGAGATATTTACAAGGTCAGGAATCAGCACATATTTTAAATTAGGTTTATTTGTTGGGTTTGATGATAGAGATTTAATTGAAGGAACATTTGAAATACAACCTAAAACTTCAAACATCAATCCCGTATCAGTTGGATCATCAGTTATCACTGTAGACAGCACTGTTGGATTTGGAACAACAGGAACTTTACTGTCTGGTGATAATATAATCACATATTCATCTAAATCTATAAATCAATTCTTAGGTTGTGTTGGTGTCGATAATGCAATGGGTGTAAAATCACCAATAAGGATAAATGATACATTTTTTGGTTACGAAGATGGGGATATAACGAAAAAGGTAGAAATAAGAATTACTGGTGTATTATCTGATGTTGAAACAATAGGAGATGTATCATCAGTATCTGAAGGAGAGAAGATATATGTTAAAAATGTTGGTGAAAAGATAAAAAATCCAGAATTTAACAAAACTCAAAAACAAATATTTGCAAATTCTTGGATTTACAATACAAGTTCTAGATTTTTCGTAGATAATACAAATAATGGTTTTAATTTAAAAACCACTCCTGATCCATCTGCATTAAAGGTCGGTGATATTGTTGATGTGCTTCTAGGAGCGTCTGAGACGGTTGCTTTTGCAGATGCGACAGTTCGCACCATAAATGGTAAACAAGTCACTCTAGGCGGTTTAAGTGGGTCTCCATCAGCAACTACAGCGTATTCCATACGTAGAAAATTAGAAACAGTTAATAGTAGTGGTGCACCATTAATTTATGGAAATGATTTAATTACCTCTGATATTCAAAACTTATACACTGAAAAAGAAAATTGTTTTTACGTCGCTGCTAGTTCACTCCCATCTTACACTTTAACCAAAAATCTTGATCAAGCAATTATAACATCTCTTGTATCTACAAATTTACAAGAATTTGATACAAATAAACTAAAATTTAGTGTAATAGCTTTTAATAGTGATGTACCATTTAGAACTGGTGAAGAGGTAATCTACACCGCAGAGAATAATACTCTTGATGGACTGGAGGAAGGTGTTTCATATTTTGTTAAAGTTCTATCAGATAAGAAAAAAGTGCAATTATATAGATCTAGATCTTTAATTGATTCTGATAATTCAACAGCACCAACTCGTGAATATTTTTCTGCACCATCATCTTCAGGGTTTCACAAGTTTACTCTAGTCTCACAAAAAACTCAATTCATTCATCCTCAAAATTTATTACGTAAATTTCCATACTCTCTTGATATAAAAACAGGTGAAAACACTATAACAGCACCAGGTGCTCTTGGAATGCTCGTAAATGGTGTGGAGGTTATAAACTATAAGTCTGAGGATAAAGTTTACTACGGACCACTAGAGAGCGTTAGAGTGTTTAATGGTGGAACTAACTTTGATGTTGTTAATTTACCATCTGTAACCATTGAAGCAGGTTTAACCACTGCATTGGTTCAACCCATAGTAAAAGGTAGTCTTACAGAGGTTTATATAGATCCTCAAGATTTTGATGTAAAGAAAGTATCATCAGTAACAATTACAGGTGGAAATTCCACAGGAGCACTACTGAATGCTCAACTAGAGGAAAGACATAGAACACTTTCATTCGATGGAAGACAAACTACAGTTGGTGGTGGTGTTGATGTAACTAATGATACTATAACTTTTTCTCAAAATCATAATTTAATTAGTGGTGATGAATTAATTTACAATAGAAATGGTAATACTGCTATAGGAGTTGGTATTCGCACAACTGCTTATCAAGACGGAATTAATCTAATTACAGGTTTAACTCTTAATAATGGATCAGTTTATGTTGCAGAGGTAGTAAATAATAAAACAATTAACCTATATGAAACTCAATCAGACTATTCTGCAGGTATTAATACTGTTGGTTTTACAACTGCAGAAACATCTGGAACACATAAATTCAGGACAAAGAAAAAAAATAATACTATTTCAAAAATTTCAGTAATAAATGCAGGTACTGAGTTTGAAAATCGTAAATTAATTGTTCAACCAACGGGAATCAGCACTGCACATGATACAATTTTCTTCAAAAATCATGGATTTAATAATGGTGAGGTAATTACTTATAGCACTGATGGAACAATTATTGGTGGTTTAGACACCAGTTTACAATATAAAGTAATAAAATTAAATGAAAATGAGTTTAGACTCGCAAATGCAGGTGCTGCTGGAACAATTTCTTCAAATTATGATAGAAATAATTACGTAAATATAGTTTCTGTTGGAAGTAGTGAGCAGTTTTTTGCATATCCACCAATAAACGTAACGGTAAATGCAGATATTATTGGGGGAGTTGGGGTAATTACTGCAACACCTGTTGTTAAAGGATATATTTCTGACGTTTATTTGTATGATAATGGTACTGGATATGGTTCAACAACAATTAATTTTCATAAAAAACCAACAATTACTGTAAAATCTGGTAAAGGTGCAGAATTAAAACCAATAATTGATGGTGGTAGAATAATAAATGTTCAAGTTACAAATACTGGAAGCGAGTATACTTCTCCCCCTGATTTAGAAGTTGTAGGTATTGGATCAGGAACAGGTGCAAAATTAAGAGCAGTTATTGAAAATCAAAAGGTAACAGATGTTGTCGTATTAAACACTGGTATTGGATATACTGCTGCTACAACTACAATCAAAGTAATATCAAGAGGTTCTAATTCTAAGTTAGAAGCGGATGTAAGACACCTTTCTCTTAATAATCATGAGAGACATGGAAATGAGATATTACGGGACACAGAGGGTGGTTTACAATATGGTATGGTTGGATACTCTACCGCAATCGGTCTCTCTGATTTTGGTGATGATAGCATCAATCATTCACCGATAATAGGTTGGGCATATGATGGTAATCCAATTTATGGACCGTATTCTTATGATGACTCTTCAGATTCAAACTCTCAGATAAGAAATGTTACCACTAGTTACACTTTATCACCATCTGATGTTGTGGATAGACCATCTGGATTTGCAAATGGTTTCTTCGTGGAGGATTATAAATTTGATAATTCGGGAGATTTGGACAAGCATAATGGTAGGTTTGGTAAAACTCCTGAGTATCCAAACGGTGTTTATGCATATTTTGTTGGAATTAATACTAATAATCAAACTGCAGTATTTCCATACTTTATAGGTAATACTTACAGGTCAAAATTAATTGATCAGGTTTTTGATCAAACATTTGATTTTAATAATTCTGATTTAGTAAGAAATACTTTACCATATGCTGTTGGAGATTCAGGATCTGATAATGATTTTATTAATGAACCAAATGAAATACTATTACAAAGTTCTACTATAGAGTCTGTAAGTAAAGGATCTGTAGAATCATTTGATATACATGAAGCAGGTCAAGGTTATAAAGTAGGTGATTTAGTTAAATTTGATAACTCAGGTACAAATGGTGGTGGTATAAGTGCATCAGTGGGATCAGTAACAGGAAAAACTGTTGAAAATTTAGCAACAACTATTGAAGATTACCAAAATGCAAAATTAATTTGGAATAAATCTGGAGAGATTTCTGTACATACAAACAGTCCACATACTTTACAAGACAATGATACTGTGGTAATTTCAGGAATTTCTACATTTATTGCAAAACTAAATGGAGAGCATGTAATAGGTGTTTCTTCAGAGAAAACAAAATTAATATTAGATACTCCTGCAATCACCGCAGCAGGTATTGTAACTGATATGTTTGTATCGACTATTCCAAATATTTCTGTAGGATCAACAATTGGAATAGGCACAGCAAGATTATCTGTTTTAAATGTATTTCCTGATAGAAGAGTAATTCGTGCAAGAACCGAACATACTGCTGGAATTCACACTGCATCAACGGAGATAGTAGAAATTACTGATAAATTTGCAGTTTCACTTACAACACCATACTTTGAATCAAAATTAGATGATAAGGTATTCTTCAATCCAACTCAGGAACTTGGAATCGGAACTGTATCTGGTCAAAGTGGTATATCCACAATAGTGATTGGTAATGTTCCTATCCCAACTTCAATTCCTAATCAAAGTATATTCATACCTAATCATCCATTTACACAAAATCAACAAGTAACTTTAACTAAAGGTGGAACCACTCGTATAGTCGCATCAAATACTGGTGATGGTGCGACATTCAATATACCAGAATCTGGTGAAACACAAACGCTGTTTGTTATTAATAAATCTAAAAATCTCATAGGTTTGACTACTCAGGTAGGTTTGACTACTAGCACTGATGGTTTATTCTTTAGATCATTCAATTCTAATAACAATGATACTGACTTCATATATTCAATTGAATCTAATTTTACACAAGAAACTGCTAGAATAGAAAAAATTAAATCAACAATATCAATATCAACAGATCATGGACTTGAAAATGGTGATATAGTTTCTTTAACAGTCAAACCAAAACAATCTTTAGGAATAGGAACATCCGAATCAATACTGTTAAAATATAATTCAGCAAATGATAAAATATTAGTCAATCCAATATCGTTTGGATCTACTTCCGTAAATTTAACTAAAAATGAATTTGAACTAACATCTCATGGATTTGAAACGGGGGAGAAAGTATTCTATGATTCTGGTAATTTTATAAGTGGTTTGGGAACTGGATCATACTTTGTTCACAGGGTTGATGATAATAAATTTAATCTTTCTCTCACTAGAAAAGATAGTTTGACTGAACCTCCACTCATTATAGACCTTAAGTCACAGGGTTCATTGCATGAGATTAGTGCTATAAATCCTATAATTCATGTAATTAAAAATAATAACTTAGTTTTCAATACAGGAGATGCGTCACTCAGTGGATATAATTTAAAAATATTCTATGATAGAGAATTCAATAATGAATTAGTTTCAATTGGATCAACAATAAATTTCAGTGTTATTAGTGCTGGTAGTACAACAACTCTATACTATGATGACGCTTTACCTACTAAAGTTTATTATTCATTAGAAAGGGCAGGATTTATAAGCACTGCTGATACTGATGTTAGAAATTATTCTGAGATTACATTCGAGAATAGTAGTTATAATGGTTCATACTCTATCTCTGGGGTAGGTGCAACAACGTTTAATATCTCAGTTAATGAGTCACCAGAGCAGCTGTCATATGTTAAAACGACTGCAGATCTATCTTACACAACTAAATCATACGCAGCAGAGGGTGGAGTTGGTTCATTAAACCTTTCATTTGGTGGTGCAAACTATAAAAAACTACCTGAGTTCGTAAGCATTGCATCAACCAATGGAATTAATGCAGATATAATTCCTGTATCACAAACAGTTGGTAGGATTAATGAGTTTACAATTAACGATCAAGGTTTTGACTTCTCTGCTGATAAAACATTAAATCCAGAGGTTTATATCTCACCAAATATTACTGTTGTTGATAGAAATGAAATAGTAGATATAGAAATAATTGACGGTGGTAAAGGTTATAGTTCACCACCAGATTTATCGCTTATAAATCCTGAAGATGGAACAAAATATGATACAGGTGTTCTAAAAGCAAAAATACAAGGAGCAGCGATTAGTGAAATTGAAATATTAGAAACACCTGTCGGTCTTAATGAAGTTACTAATTTAGTTTTTGCTGAAAACAATGATAACGGTATTGGTATTAATAGTTGCTTCACCAACACTGCAGGTATAGTTACTTGTTTTTTAGCAACACCTATCACAGGATTTACTACAGCACCATTCGCAGTAGGTGATGAAGTGTTTGCAGAGGGTATTGTTAATATTGACGATAGTAATGCTAATACACCAGGTGATGGATTTAATTCTTCAGATAACAAATACAATTTCTATGAAGTAATTTCATATTCAAATACAAATCCAGCAAAATTAGTGTTTGATGCATCAAAATTTGTAACAGCAAATCCTGGTATTGCAGTCACCTCTCAAAATTCTTTTGCATCTGTAATTAAGAGAACTAATTACCCT